GATTAATTAGATCATTTAACCTATTGCGAATTATTGAACATAGTAAAGTTATTTGGCACGTTATGAATGCACCAATTCGTATGACAACATCAGTGCCCATTGGAAGTAAAAGTTTTCAAAAAGGTCAAGAAGATGTTCGTGAATTCTTAAACATGTTTAAAGAAGATATCTCATTTAATGGAGATACTGGAGAATTAAGTGTTGATGGTAAACCAAATATATTATTTTACAAAAATTATGTTACTCCAATAAATGATCAAAATCAAGGAGTTAAAATAGAAGTATTACAGACTCCTGGACCAAATCTTTCAGGTTCAGAGTTACTTAATTACTTTTATAAGAAATTAAAAATGGATTCTAAAATCCCTTATTCTCGATGGGAAGGTCAATCTGGAATGGGAGCATTTACTCTTAATGCTGAAGGTATTACTAGAGAGGAAATTAGATATCAGAAATTTATTAATAGATTAAGATCAGCATTTTCAGAAATGGTTGTAAAACCATGGTATTTACAAATGTGTCTAGATTTTCCTGAACTTGGAGATGATTATAAATTCAATAATGCGATTGGACTTACATATAACAATGATAATGTCTTTGAAGAGATGAAGAAGAATGAGATTGAAGCTAAGCGTATAGCATCATTCCAAGCTAAGAAAGGTTTAATGAAAGATGATGGAACTCCATACTTTGCTACTGAATACTTAATTAGAGAAGAACTTAGAATGACTGAAGCTGAAATTAAATCAAATCAAACATGGTTTGATCAGCAAATTGAAGACGAAGCCGCTGCAACACCAGCTGGAGCACCAGCAGGTGGAGGAATGCCTCCATCAGGCGGAGGAGCACCAGCGCCAGCAGGCGGAGAAGAACCAGTCGGTGGATCTGAAGTAATTGATGGCGGTGAATCAAAAGGTGAAGGTCAACTTTAATTTCATACCCTAGTTAAGTATAATATTATAAATACATAATTATGAAAGAAAAATTAACTAGTCTAGTTGAAAGACTACTTATATTACCTACTGAGGTTGCTGAACTTCAAAGTAAAGCATTATTACTTAATGATACAATTCAATTGTTATCTGAAGAGATCATAAGTCGAGAATCAGAAATAAAATTTGAGATTAATGCGGCAACTGATGAAAATGGTAAAAAACTTTATTCTAATGAAGATTCTAGAAAATTAGCATTTTTAGTAGACTCAAAAGATGATATTGCACTTTTTCATCTATATGTTTCTAAAAAAGAAGCAAACCATCAAATAGATATGGTTAGAATATCTATTGAATGTCATTCAAATGAGCAACGTAATATTAGATCAATCTTAGCTGTTTTTAACCTAGTTCCGTGAAGTTAATCGTAGAATACTGCGATAGAATTCTTAAGTTCAGGTATATTAATTAAAAGTACAAAAACATCACGGTTGGCTCTATCATCTGGATAAATTGATGGAGTCACTGTGATTTGTCTTTTTCGTGCTTCGCCGACATATTTATTAATTTGTCCATTTGCATCCTTTCCTAAGGTATGTGGATCTATTGAATATTCAAATAGATAACTATCTATATCTACTCCGAAGTCAGGTTCTCCTAATACTTCTCCTTTCTTAGTAAAAAGAGTCATTTTAACTTGTTGAATTGCTGATTCGAGGTCATCACTAACTTCTACACGATCTGATAAGTATTTAGAATCATCAGTCGTTCTAGTATAAAAATCTCTAAGTTGTGCCATATCTATGAATATTTTTTATTGTCTAGTAAGATACATCCAGTCTGGTGTATTTTCACCTTTCATCATAGTTTTTACCTCTTCCATCTCCTTCTCAGCAGTAGTAACAATATTTTGATAATTTACAGTTACTCCACCAGGTAAAGTATAATTAAATGTTTGAAGCATGTGTGCTAATCTAACTTTTGAGTGAGCTCTAACATATCTTTGGAACATCTCATCTTCAAATAGTTTATCTTGATCAAGCTTTTTAAATATTCGAAGTACTGCATTTGTTGCTGGCGTATGTCCTAATACTCCTAGTAGTTTACTATTTTTATTGAAATCATATGCGATAGTATCAAGTAACATCGCTTTAGTTAAATCTAAGAATGAAAACATTACTGTTCTGTACATAATACTTTCACCGATAAATGGAGTTAAAAATATTTCAGATCCAATAAATTTTTGATCTGCAAAATCTCTATCGATTGTCCCAAATATTGATCCTCCTCTAGCTTCTTTAAAATCTACTACGAATGCAACACAGTCAGGTAATTGAATTTGTCTAAATTTCTTAAATGTATCTGTTTGAAAAAGAGCGAGCGGCAGTAGTAAATATCTACTCTCTACTGCGTGTCTCCAGTTATCCCAAAAATATCTGGAATCATTTTCAATAATACGCTTAATCTCTTTTTCAGGAAGACCATATGGTAATGCTCCTGAGAAAGTTATTTCATCATTAATATCAATTATCAATTCTTGTTCAGTCATCCTATATTATTGATTTGAGCCGGTTCCTCCACCGTGTTCGTCACTAAATCGTACACTTGATTTATCAACTTCTATATTAAATTCTTTATCACCAAGTGCTCTACCCATTGCACGATGATTCTTCTTTGCAATTACTTCATCCTGCTTCTCAGCTCTCTCCATTGATCCTTTCATAACTTGATCAATTGCTTGAGTTTTCATCTTCTTCTTCCAATCACTATGGAAAATCATATTCATTGCACGAGTTACATCTACTTCTTGAACATCTCCATTATATCTACTTGGATTTCGTGCAGCTTTTTCATTTGCTAGCTCTCTTGCTATTGCCATAATCGAAGTATAAAGTCCACCCAGTGCACCTTGTACCATACCCTTAAAATTAGTTGGGTATACAACCTCTTTAGTAGATTCATTGATAAATTGATGATATGTTTTTATTCTTCTTTCCATTATACTGATGGTGCACCTGCTGGTGCGGCTGATTGTGAATTAGCAGCAGCATTAGCAGCAGCTGATTGAACAGTCTTAGCCTGTACTGCCTTTGCAGCAAGTTCTTTAAGTTTTACATCTTCCTGTTGTTTTAGAACCTCTAATTGTTTTTCAAGAGCTCTTTTATTATCTCGCAATTGAGTTAATGCAGGATCAGTTAGTATAGCTGCATCATCTTCATCGATCGCTTGAGGATTTGCGCCAAGCGTAACATCAGTAGCTGCCTTTTCTTCAGCATTTTGAAAGCTTTTAAAACTTTTTACAAATGACATATTAATATGCTTTTTTTTATTTATTTAGCAAACTTTCGAGTAGTATCAATAAACTCTTGATACGAAAGAACTGTCCCTTTTTTCTTAGGCCCAGGATTAGCTCCGAATGTGCTAGTTAACCTCCCGCCACTTAAGAACGGAGAATTATTCCAATGAGCGGGAATAGTCCCAGACGCACCCGAATAGAACATCAAAGCGTTTGAGCGCTTAGTGTCTGGTGACAAGATATGTTCTGCTGGATCTGGTTCCATACTAATTGCACCAAAACCTTCTACTAATCGCTTTAGTCTCATATTATCCTTGAGGAAATTCTAAATCTGTTTCAGGTTGATCTAATGAAAATTGTGGTGCTTGCGGTTCCATTTGTTTTGAAAAATTAATATCATCGCCTTTAAGTTCGTCACCTTCTTCAGGAGCTTCACCAGTTTTCATATCTAAAAGCTCTTCTCTATTTGATTCAATAAATTGTTGAAGACCCATGCAAATCAAAGGATTTATTTTATTACATCTATCAATAAGTTCTTGAACAGATAATGTCATTACATCAGCTTGCGGTAGTGTATGTTGAGTATAATCATTTTCTTGTTCTTGATCATCTTGAAAATTAATGTCCGGCATCATTTCTGCTGAACTTGCTGCATGAGATGGAGGCTGCATCATTTGAGGAGCCAACGGCATTTGATTATTCATTGGCATCTGTTGAATATCATCTGCTTCATAAAGTCTTTTAATTGAATTACGCATAATTTAAAATTTATTTTATAATGTTATTTATTTGGAAACCTGATCAGCGTTTTAAGATATAATAAATCATGAAAGAAAAAGACGTATCTAATACTCAATTTATATTAAAGGAAAAGTTAAGATCAACTATACTTAAGAAACTTGACTCAATTCGTGATAAAATTACCTTTGAAAAAGGTTCAGATAATTCAGCATATCTTCAAATGTTAATAATGGTAAGTGAAGATTTAGATGATGTATTACTTAATTGGGAGTATGATTCGATAAGTCCGACTCTTTCGTTTCAAGACGACTTAGACGATATCGACGACGAGGATTACTAATCTTCTTCTTTTTTTTTCTTGGATTTGCACTATATATGGTCCATCCATCTGGTCCTTGATTAATCTTGGCTAAATCTAAAAATTCTCTAAAATTTTCTACTAATCGTTTCATTTTCCTAAATGGCTCATTAATGCTCCACCTAATGACGATGCATGAACGCTAAGATGGTTTATTGATTCCATATCTAATTTAGTTTTTCTTTTAGTAAAATCTAGTCCTAGGATACCAATAAATTTATCATCGATTGTTTTAACAGCAAACAGATATCCTGATTTGCATCCGCTCTCTTCAGCAATATACTTTAATCCAAAGGTAGGAATAGTCTCATCTTTAAAATCGTGGATCTCAATAGCATCATTTTCTAGTAATTGATTAATTGATTTACCAAATAAGTTTACTGGAATATTTTGAAAATTTGACTGTAGTGAACCGACTCCAATATTTACTGTTTCATATAGGATGCTAAATTTTGCAATAGATTTACCAGTTGGATAAAAATGACCGCCATTATGAAATTGAGCAATCCATACACGGTCTCCTTTAAATTCCTCTTTGATATGTTCAATCTTAGATGTAACTAATTCACCTATTCTAAGCGCATCCATGACCATGTCCGGTTTAACTTTAGATTTATCTAATCTATTCTTAATTATCAATATTAATATTGGTCCTAGAACACCAGTTATAAATGCAATCACAATTGCTGTA